CGGAGATGGACAAGGTTTGCCCAGCTTGGCAACCGAAAAAGCTGAGAGCCTTACAAGTGGCCGCTGGTTTGCTGGCGGCTGAAATCGGCAAGGTCAAAGGGGCCGCGTGAGCGACCCCAACTTAACGGGGAGAGGTGAGTATGGCTTTTTATTGGAATAATCACTTAAAAGCTGGAGATCCAGTTTACTTGATGGGGCGACCGCTTCAACGCGAGTGGAAGGGCAGAAATGTCATTTGGGTCAAGGGTGTTGTGGCCAAAATTTGCGCGAAACGAATCAAGGTTTTCAACGAAGAGTTGGGTGAGTTTCGATACTACGCACGCAAAAATGTTTTCGTGCGTAACGTCGATCCTGTGCCTTTGGTTGACGCGATATTGGGAGAGGAGAAGTAAGTAATGGCTTGGGATTTTGACTTTATTGCAATCAAGGATCGACTCGCGGCCTATCGCAAGGCCAGCGATGCCGCTTGCAAAGCGTGGCGTACTCGACTTGAGAAGGCCATGGCTGACCGTAACAACGGTGTCCCGCCGGTTCGCGGCAAGAACAAGGCTGGCGTGGAGACTACTTACCACGCGCCTTGCGACGGCTATCTGCACGAGTGGATGGAAGGTGATCGCAAGTGTAGAGATCATTTCATGGGTGGGCAATTCCTGCCGATGGACAAATATAAGGAGCCGTGGATTCAAGACGGCAGTCTCGTTGGCTTTCATGCCGCCGAAGACAATAAGCTGACTGACGTGCCTATCGAAGCGCTTGGCATGAGCGAGGAGTTTTTGCTCAACGGCTATGCCAAAGAGCCAGATTATTATCCGTTTTGCTTGTCTTTCAACAATGCTGTTGGCGAGGAGATTTTGCGTCAGGGCAAGCCCTACCGCGCGCAGTATGGTCCCTTTGCTGGAAAGTTTATGTGCTATGTCTACTTCAATGGGCGAGTGCCGCGAGACGTTGTTGACGCTGTTGCGGATTACCTGCTGGCGGACAAGCGAGCCGTCGAGGCCAAGATCGAGGCGGAGCGAGAGGCCAAGAAGGCTGAGCAGGAAGCCCGAGCGGCGGCCGCGCCCGACGTTCCCGAGGAGCGATTGGAAATCGTCGGCGAGGTTCTAACCCTCAAGTGGCAGGACAGCGATTGGGGCGGAGCCCTCAAGATGCTGGTCATTGATGACCGAGGCTTCAAGGTTTGGGGTTCTGTACCGCGAGCCATCGAAGATGATCTTCACAAGGGGATGTGGGTTGCGTTTGTTGCGACTTGCGAGCCAAGTAATGATGACCCGAAGTTTGGGTTTTTCAAGCGGCCCAGCAAGGCTAAGTGCTGGGAATCAGATGAAGTGGCCGCATGAGCGGCCCACAACAGGGAGAATGACGATGCAAGTAATTAGGGATCTGATAAACGAAGCCAAGGAGCGACGAGCCGAGGCAATACGGTGCGCGAAAATAGATTCTGCGGCAGTGCGTAGCCGAGGCGTTGAGTTGGCGTGTCTGGATGAGCGCGGAGATTTGATAGAGCGCGAGTTCGACATAAAGCTCACGCAGAAAGGCATCCGTGAAGAGGTTGCTCGGGCTCTCAAATTGCACGGTGGTGACAGAGCCGTGAAGTTTGCTCTCACTGGCGGCGTTGATGGCGCTGACAGTGTGTGGGGTCTGAATAATTGGGAATACGAGCCCATGGTCGAGTGCTGGGATACGCGCACTTTTACTGCCGACGAGATCGGCGTTGCAGTCGAGGAGGTTGCATGAGCGAGCACATCTCGGCCTTACTATTGGTGGCTTTACTAAGCCTTGTCTTCGGGTTGGTAGGCGAGTCTGATTATCAGGATGCACTCGACGAAGAAGCCCTGTATTGTCAACAGACGTTGCTGTTCAAGCGCACTGGTGGTCAGTCAGGCTGGCCCGATTACAAACGCATCAGGGAGGAAATTTGTAAATGAAAGTTTGTCCAGAATGCCTGTTGGTCAACAGTCACCATCCTAATTGCCCCGAGGCAGAGGATTGGGATGGAGAAGAAGAGGAAGAGGAGCAAGAAGAATGGGATTAGATCCAGCTTATACTTATCGGGCTCGCATTTGCCGCGTTATTGACGGGGACAGTGTGGTGCTCGATCTCGATTTAGGCTTTGGCATCGAGCTAAAAACGCAAAACTGTCGACTTTACGGCATCGATACAGCGGAGAAGCGGGGGTATAAAGACGCACCCGACCTCAAGCATTTGGGGATTCTTGCCACGGAGTTTGTTAGAAACGAGGTGGCCACCAAAGGCCAGATTGTTACAGTAAAGACTGTGCTCGACGAAGAGCGCGGTAAATTTGGTCGGATTCTTGTTGAGCTTTTTTTCCAAGGCGATGAGCATAGCCTCAATCACACCCTGCTCGCAGAGCGGTTGGCGGTAGGCTATTACGGGCAGGGGAAAGGCGACCTTTTTGAATCGCATACCGCTAACGTCGACTATCATAAAAGCCGAGGCACGCTGTATGGGGAAGATTAAGTTTGAAGCGGAGCTTGAGGCGGGAGAGACGCTGATCATCTCAGCTACCCTCGAAGAGGGGGCGTTTATGTCCTACCCGCAAGAGGACGACGATTATCACGACGATGACGAGGAACCAGAACGGGACAACGTAGTGCCGCTCGACCCCTAATAAAGCTCGTCGGCCCCAAACTCCACAACATTATGGTGAGCGTTAAATGGCGTGAACACCTCGGTTTCCAAGCATTCCAGCCCGATCTTGAGCGCCTGCTCGTTGCGCGCATCCCCGAAAGCGATGGCTTCATCGCTCAGCGTGTACACACCAAACGGATAGGGGTGCGCTTTCTCTACGGCCAAGAAATAGAATTTGTCGGCGCGTAACCCCACAGAATGCGCGCCGTTGAGATAGTAGGCCGCCTGCTGATAGTAACGGAAGCTATTGATCGAAGATCGGAACCCACGGGGAGACGCATCCCGAGCGGTCTTGAGATCCCAGATGTCTGTCCCGGTGTACCAGTCCATGCGGCCCTTGCAAGGCTCGCCATGCCATTCCCAACAGATTACAAGCTCAACCCTATCGGATTGCGTCGGAATGTAATCGGACAGCACAGCGCGGCGCTCCATGCACACATCAAACAAATCCTGCTTGATTGGCGTGCGGTCGCCTACGGTTTCAAGCCAATCTGCATAGGCTTCCTTGCCTATCTTGGTGCGCCTGTCCACAGCGGGCTCAACAGCAAACTCGTCATCAAACTTCTCCAGTTCTGAGAAGACGGTGTGCTGAACGCGGCCCTCCAGTAACGCAGGCGATTCCGAGATGTCGTGCTTATTGCGCCAGCGGTAAGGACATTTGATTAGCTCGGTAAGATCGTGAGATCGCCAAGCGGGAATGGCCGCATATTCTTCGTAGGTCAGGCCGTCGTAAACGCCAACTTCAAATGTATTCATTTATATACCCTCTAGGTCTCTTTGTTCGTGAACGAGCTTCATCCCATATTCGTTGACGCCTGTCTTCGGACAGTAGTCTGGCTTGAAGATCAGTTTGTTCTTGCGGAATGGCGAGTAATCGACATGGTGGTGCCACCGATTGAAACGCCACACGACGCTTGCCACATCTGGGTGCAGGTCTGCCAGCATTTGGCTTTTTGGCTTCGTGCCTTCTTCTGCATAAAACTCTTTAGTGTTGCCACCCTTCATGCGTTGAGTCGTGACTTTCCCGCACAGGAAGGCGTTGAACTGCACTGTGCAGTAACCATCTTTGAGCACGCGCAATGACAGGTCGGTGTCTTCGTTGTAACGCCCTCGCCATGTGTAGGGGACATCGTTGCGGATCAGCAGGCAAGAATAGATCCTCGTGTTGAGCACGAAGGGTGGCACCGGATCTGCTGACTTGGCAAAGCTATAGTAATTGAAGCCAGCAATAGCGACATTTGTATACCTATTTACAAAATCCTCTGCGGCGGCAAATGTAGCGTCACTTTTTACGCGGATTTTTTTATTTCTGTGGAGTCGATGAAAATTTTCGAGATTGTCATCGAGCACCCAATGCCAAGCGTGACCTTCTGCTATAGCGTGATCCCACGCGAAATTGCGAGCAGGGCCGGGCCCTTTGGACCTGCCAACGACAGCATCGCAAGTGTCATATTCATCAAGGTAGCTTTGCGGCAAGATCAATAGATTTTCTGCGCCGTATCGGTTGGCGTAAAGGTTGAACTCTTGCTCCTCAACAATAACGCGAAAAGGAACGCTCATATTGGTGAGCGCCCTCATCGTTACCGCATTGTCTGACCTACCCTTGCTGACTATGTAGATGGGATATCGTTTCATCAACATAGATCATCTGATTGTGCTCAGCGCCCCAATGTGATCGGAATGGGAACCAAATGCTTTTGGTTTTTTGAGTGAGCTTCTGGCCAATCAATTGTGCAAATTCTTGCAAGTCTGCCTCAGTTTCGAAGCGGATGTTAATGCAGGCGTGTGGTTCCTGACGACCCTGCACGAACTCTGGCATATCCTGCCAGTGCTCATCCCACCACTTTGGCTCCTCACCGAAAAGCGTTTGTTGCTCACTCACCTTCGCTCTCCTGTATCCAGCGGCGGGCATACCAGATCATCTTTCGCATATCAGCGACTGCGCCCTTCCTATCGGCTCGCCACGCATACTTCATAATGTTGCCGTGTAGATACGCTTTGAAGCCGATAGGGCCAAGCACCTCCCTGATGGCGTCGATACACTCGATGTCGCCGTGCTTGTTGTAGTGCGGTGGCTTGTGG